ACAATTCGTAAATGGCACGTAGAGGGCCGAGGCTGGTCAGATATAGGTTATCACTATGTAATAGAGCTGGACGGTAAGGTTGTAGAAGGTCGACCTTTAGAACGTCGTGGAGCTCACACAAGAAAGCAGAATACGTGTAGCGTAGGCATCTGCTATATTGGTGGAGTTGACGAGGACTTAAAACCAAAGGACACGCGCACACCGGAGCAACGTGAAGCTATGCTGGAGCTTATTGCTGGGCTGCAAGAGAAGTTTCCCAAGGCAAAGCTACACGGACACAATGAGTTTGCAAATAAGGCTTGTCCATCATTTAACGTGCAGACTGAATTGTAATGAAAAAGTTTCTTCAGATCTTTAAAAACACTAACGACTACAACGAGAAAACCATAATTGGTTTTATCTCGTTTGCTATTATGGTGATCATAATGGTTATAGATGTTGTGTTGGGGTCTTTAGGAAAGAAATTAGAAATAAACGAATTTGTATATAACAGCTTTCTTATCGTTACCTTGGGTAGCTTCGGTATTGCAGGGCTAGAGAAATTCTCAGACAATGACCGAGACAGATACTAAAGTATTGTTAATGAATGCGAGTACCTTCGCAATATCCTTCTCTCAGATTGAGATGGCTTTAAAGATTGCTCTATTGCTTATTACGATTGGGTACACGGCCCAGCGTTGGTATATAATGTATAATAAAAATAAAAATAAGTGATGAAACACGTACAAGTATTTTGGCTTTGGATTAAGGAGACTAATAAGCGTTTTTGGGCTTACTGGTTTGGCTTTACTGAATTAGACAATGATGTTCTTGCAGCGTATGCTGAAGCAAGAAGCAGATACAGAAACGTAGTAAAAGCAGCTAAAGGAAAATAATGAACGATACAGACTTTGGATTTGCAAATGACTTTGAGGACTTTGTGAACGAGCTAACAAATGCAGAACAGCCCAGTTGTAATTTAGAAAACCCTGAAGAATGCGAAGCTTGTGGAAGTTAAAAGTCGTAATTGGAGCATTAATGCTGACGTCTTGTGGTGCGCAATATCACCTAAAACGTGCGATTGCAAAAGATCCAAGCATTGTACAAATGGAGTCAATAAAACTGGACACGGTAATAGTAACCGAAATAAAGACCGTTAGAGACTCTGTTGTAATCAAGGGGGACACCGCTATTGTTTTAGTAAATGAAGGCGTTAGAACCGAAATAAAAGTGGTTAGAGACACTTTTACAATCCAAACCACGTGCCCTCCCGACACGATACGTATAGAAAAAGAAATTTATGTACCTAAGGTTGTTTATGAAGAAAAATACTCTACCTTTGACTTAGTTAAGCTTATGTTAGTTATAATAACTATAATAAGTTTAATAGCTTTCTTTAGAAAGCTATATAAACTAGACTAAATGGGAATCGTAGACACACTTCTTGCTATTGACACTTCAATACACGCCAACTTCAACGATGCTACGGCAACAGCCGATCAAAAAGAAAACATAAGAAGCATCAGTAGACACATATACAAGCTGATAAGCAAGTACGACATTGAGAAAAGTGAGCGATTGTTAGATGCAATGGACTAATGAAATTGAAATTACCCTCGGTAAAGTACCTTCTCTTAACGCCTTTTACTCCAGCCGGCATTGGACTTATAGGAAACAGCAGAAGGATAAATGGAAAGGAGAAATTGAAAAAGAACTTAGCCGCTATGACGTTGTTTCTTATCGAGCTGCGAAAGTCCATATACGCTGCAACTATCGTTACGATCTCGATAATAGCATTATGGTTTCAAAGTTTACTTGTGATAGCTTGGTTGATATGGGATTTCTTGCTGACGATTCCACTAAATATATTGGAGAAGTTAAACTCACGTTTGATAGCTCGATTACAAAAAATACTGCAATAGTTAAAATATATCTACGTTAGTTCCCTTTGTAGATTAGTTGGTTGGATAGCCCTGCTTCGGTAGGGCTATCTTTTTTTTGAGCTTTTTTTAGGTTAACTACCAAGTTTTTTTTAAACTTGCTTTGTATAACCAACTAAAAGTACTATGAAGGAAGAACTAATTAATCTCTATGAGGCTCGTATTGAAGCCTTAGAAAAGGAGCTGATGCACACTCGTAACTGGATTTACAAACACGTTGAGGTCAACTCTAGCTGGAGCTCAGAGTTTGTGCAGAACTCCATTGACCACTACATCAAGAATCTAAAAAAGGAGGAGTTATGATACTAACACCTTCTCAAATAGATATTATGGTTAGTGAAACAGATGCATTAGCAGTATGGCATCTTCTTACTGACCAAGGCTTCAAGGAAGAAGCTAATTTTGTAGAGTCTAAATACTTTGAACTTTAATTAAATATATATGAAAACAGCAACTATCAAGGACGTAATGTTCGAAACGAAGTGGAACGACTTCAACATTTACAAGCTATCGCTAGACAACGGTCAAAGCGGTTCAGTATTAACCAAGACTTGGGAGCCCAAGACTGGAGAAGAATTTAACTACACCTATGACGTGGAGAAGTCACGCTTCAAGCGTGTAAATCCTAATGGAAACTACTCAGGAGGTTCAGGTAGCTATAACGCACCTAGGCCTGGGGGTTCTTCCAAAGACAAGTTAATCGTTCGTCAGGTAGCTCTAAAAGCTGCTGTGGAGTATGTGGCCGGTATGGGTCTAAAAGCCAATCAAGTTTTGCAGGTAGCGGAGATCTTTAATGACTGGGTAAATATCGAGCCAAAGCAAGAGGCTAAAGAACCTGAACCAGCTCCGGCTTCGGTGAGGGAGGAAGCAGATGACCTCCCCTTCTAAAAAAAAACTAAGAGGTCGGGTTGATAACCCGGCCTTTTTTTTTATACTTGACTATGGAAGAATTAGATATTTTTTTGAAAGAGCAGCTTTGGAGAAAAGATATGGCCTACAAAGAACTTGCAGGTGATTACTTCCGATTGCAATTAGAATATAGTGAATTAAGGGAGCAGTATGAAATGATGCTCCTACGACTAGACCTTGGGAACGACGATGAAGAATACGATTGATTATAGCAAACTACACGAAGATTTACTAGCTGTCCGAGAAGGACGTGTCAAAGAAGGCTACAAGTTTGGCCACGAAGCAATAGACCAATTCCTGCGCTTCAAACCAAAGAACTTTAACATAATACTGGGCCACGCTAATGTCGGAAAGACTAGCTTGACCATATACTTAATGCTTGTATTGAGCCTTAAGCACGGTATTAAATGGCTCATATATTCCAGCGAGAATGAGCCGTATAGCATTATGAAGAAGCTGCTGGAATACTACAACGGTGAAGTGCTTGAAAAGATGTCTATGGCTAAATTTGAAACCAGCCTACTCTTTCTTCAGCAATTCTTTCAGATTATGGATATTAGTGAGCTGCTTACCTATAAGAGTTTGCTGGATAGGGCACAAGAGATTCACGATGAGTCTCCCTACCAAGGCTTTCTTATTGATCCATATAACTCCTTAGCAAAAGATAAGGATGCACTATCAGGGCTTACCGGCCACGACTATGATTACCTTGCAGCAAGTATGATGCGTATGTTCTGCTCCAAGAACAACGTAAGTATATGGTTAAATACCCACGCTGTTACCACAGCGTTGAGAACAAGCAACAAGAAAGGACAGCTTTACGAAGGCTTCCCCTCACCGCCTATGGCTGCGGACTCTGAAGGTGGTGGTAAGTGGGTTAATAGGGCTTCGGATTTTATGGTGATACATAGATACAGCCAACACCCTACGGATTGGATGTACTCGCACCTACACGTTCGCAAGGTCAAGGAAATGGAAACCGGAGGACGGCCTACTCCGATGCAGGAACCTATTGTGCTTAGAAGCCTTACCGGGAACGTAGGGTTTAGCATAGCAGGAATAGACCTTATAAAGGATCTGCGAGGAAAAGACGAGCAGTTGACACTGTAAGTCGATACTTTTTTTTATTATAGATGAAATATAACCAACTTTTCTATTATGAACATATTTTACTTAGATCGCTGCCCTAGGAAAGCAGCTCGTATTATGTACAACAAGCACGTTGTCAAGATGATACTCGAATCTGCACAGCTATTATGTACAGCCCACCGGGAACTGGGCAACGATGACGTTCCCTACAAGTCTACACACAAAAACCACCCTAGCGCAGTATGGACTCGCAGCAATGCCTCTCACTATTGCTGGGTCTACGACCATATGATGGAGCTTGGCGAGGAGTACGAACGTCGCTATGGACGTACTCACCTAACAATTCTTAAATGCGAAGAAGCGTTAATGGATTTGCCTCCTGAGATACGACGTAATAAACCCTTTGTTCAACCACCTCAATGTATGCCAGACGAGTACAAAGATGACTGCTCTGTACAAGCCTATTGGAATTATTACATAGGCGCAAAGCATCACGTTGCAACCTCAACTGATAAATTACTTGTCGAATGAAAGTATTAGAGCTTTTTGCTGGTTCAAGAAGCCTAGGCAAAGTTGCTAATGTATTAGGGTATGAGGTATATTCTTCAGACATTAAGGCCTTTGATGGAATTGATTACGTTGTAGATGTTTTAGACTTTGACGAATCTAACGTACCTTTTGTGCCAGATGTAATATGGGCATCACCACCTTGTACAAGTTATTCCATAGCTGCGATAAGCCACCATAGAAAAGGTGGCGTTGCGACTTCAGACTTTGCTAAAGAAAGTGATAAGATGATGGCTCGGCTCGAGCAAATAATCGAATACTTTTTAAAGTTAAATCCCGACTTGTATTACTACGTTGAAAACCCACGTGGTATGTTGCGTAAAATGCCCTTTATGGAATACTACCCTTTAAGGAGAACCGTTACGTATTGTCAATATGGAGATACGAGAATGAAGCCAACAGATATATGGACAAACAATGCAATATGGAAACCGAGAAAGATGTGCAAGAACGGAGATCGTTGCCACGTCGCAGCACCAAGAGGCTCAAGAACTGGAACCCAAGGACTAAAAGGAAACTATCAACGAAGCATAATACCACCAGTATTATGTGCGGAAATTTTACTATCAAGTGAAAAAGCATACAAAGATATATATGGAGTACTTCAACTATGGCATTGAGGACTTCATACCCTGCGAGGTATGTAGTTCAAAGGCTGTGGATATACACCATATCGAGGCACGAGGTATGGGTGGCTCAAAAAGTGCTGACAAGATTGAGAACCTAATGGCTGTTTGCAGATCGTGCCACGTAAAATATGGAGATGTGCCTAGTAAGAAACAATGGCTAAAAAACATACATAACAGACTATTATGATTGCAATAGAATATCAGATATCAATTCAGAATATATGGGATAATGCCGTAGCTGAGTATGACATTAAGCCAACACGTGAAAGGCTGAACGTAATATACCGCCACGCTTTCTTTGTTGCTTGTATGGACAACACCACGCTATCTCAGAAGTCTATCGGGCGTGTGGTCAATAGAGACCACGCCACAGTAATACACGCAAGAAAGAACCACACCTGGAACCTTTTAAAAGAACCAAGATATACGGACGCTTATCGTTACTTTAGTGAATTGCTGTCAAGGACATCGGAGCTACACGATGACATTGTGCAAAACATTCTTGAAACAGAAAAGATTCGCATTCCAAACAGAAATATGATTTCCAGCTATACGGAAATCTATGACAACAAAATAAAGCGATTACAGGCTAAATATAACACGGAGCTTGAAACCCTTCGGTATGAGAACAAAACACTGCGAAAAGGCTTTAAACAGCAATGTGAAAGGAATGAGGTGCTTAATGCGGAATGTCTTAGATTAAAAAACTTATTATAATGAGCAAGAAAGACCACAAGCCCAACCGCAGACAGCGGAGGGCTATGAAACGAATTGGTAACAAGATGGCTGAAAAAATATTCAAGCAACAAGCCATCACAAAAATAGAGAAAGATGCATAAGTATTTTGACATTGAGCTGTTCGGTTGGCAACACGTTGACGAACATTGGTGGAACATAACGTTGTTTCGGATTGCAAGCAAGAACTGGAGCTGGCACCTATTTATGATTGAGCAAAACCTTGACGGCTACACCGTTCAGTTCTGCACATACAACCGCACCAATGAGCTCTGAAGCAGGATCTGCGCTAATGCTAATCAACAAGAATAACTATAAGGCATTGCTGGAAATACTAATACAAATAAAGCTAAGAGGTCAGCTAACAAGGGATGAGGCTGAAATTTTAGGTAAATACATTGATTTTTTTTAACATTGATAAAATAACCAACTATGAAAAATACATTAGCAAAGGGAGACATCTATGTAGAATGCACTTTGACCTTCAAGGGCAAAGTAAACGCAACGCTTTACCAAGCACTTACAATGGACGAAGTAGTCCACGACGTAATTCACTGTGGCGATTATGAATATGAAGTTATTGACGGAGATTTTACCGTTGAGAACTATGAGGTTCACGATGAATATGACGGGTAATGAATGGTTTTGCTACTTATGCTCTACGGGAGCAGTTGATTATCATTGGGGAGATGATAAAAGACAACTCAGACAACCTTACTGCGGTACTACAACTAGAGGCAATGTACACATCGATAAGCTTTTGTATGACCTCCATAGAAAAGGTTGAGACTCGCATCCTTGAAGCGCAAATTGAGAACGGACATCTGAAGATTGACGTACAACAGCTCCGTAAACAAAACAAGGACCTTGAAAAAAAACTTGCAGACGTCTTAGAACGAACACAAATTTAGCTTATATTCCAGGAATGAACCGTAAGATGAATGAAGCTTCTTGATAAACTTGCCGAGCGTGATGAGGATTGGCTGCGTATGGCGCAGACCTTTGGGCTTGACCAAGAGTCAGCAAGAGACCTTGTGCAAGATATGTATGTACACCTCTACAACAAAACTACTTACGAAAAGATCAAATACGGTGATGACGATGTAAACACTTTCTTTGTTTACGTTACTTTGAGGAACCTATACTACGATTACCTAAGAAAAAAGAAGGTCATCTTTTCGGAGCTACCCAGCGAAATACAAGCAGAGCAAGAGGCTACAAACAAGGAAACCTTAGAACAGCTTCTTGGGAATATATCCGAAACGATTGATAACCTACACTGGTATGATCAAAAGATCTTCGAGATATACTATGGAGACGGTGAAACTATACGAGAGCTAAGCGAAGGCAGTCGCATTAGCAGTAGCTCGATATTTAATACGATAAAGAATGTCAGGAAAAAGATCCAAAAAAAGCACAAAGGCCAGTACAAAGAGTACAAAGAAGGTAAGTAAAGGTCTTGGTGATGACATCGAGAAGATTACTAAGGCAACTGGTATAAAGAAAGCAGTCGACTGGTTTAGCGAAGCAACCGGTATCGACTGCGGCTGCGATGCAAGGCAAGAAAAGCTCAACAAGCTTTTCCCACGCAAGAAAAGTATGCAGTGTTTGGAGGCTGGAGAACACGAAACGCTCAAGCAATTCTTTGCTCAGTTCGATGGGCGCAAGATAGATGAGGAATATACCGAACCATTAGCAAGGATTCACGCACGTGTCTTTAGCCATAAGTATGCAGTTCCTTGCGGCTGTTCGCCAAAGGAATGGAAACGCTTTGTAGAGGACTTAAAAGGGGTTTACGATACGTATGAGGGAGCTTGATCTATTTAATATAATCAAGGCAACTCACGTCCAAGACCTTGAGAAAAGCGATGACCAGTATTCACGGTTCGACTGCTACTCACTCAAGTTCAATATGGACATAGAACTCAAATGCCGTAACCGCCACTACGATGAGCTGCTTATCGAAAAGGATAAGTACGATGCGCTATTAAAGCGCAGCGAGAAGTTTGGTACCACACCTATGTATATTAATAGCACACCGGAAGGAATATACGTATTCAATCTAAACAAGATAGCCCAGCCGAAGTGGGAGGATAAAGGTGGGCTACCCACCACCTCCCATTTTAGCGATAGGCGCAGGATTGTCAAGACCGTGGGCTTCCTTCCTATATACTTAGCTAATAAAATCACAGAATAATTGTTGATATTTTTGTTTATATCCTTACTTTTTTTTATACTTGATTTGTAATATAAAACCAACTATTATGACTAACAAAGTATCTAAAAAAGAATGCCTCGAGGCTATTGATTATTTGTGGGTGGCTGGAGCCACACTCGAGATGACCAGCGACAAGCAACACTACACGGAAATTCTTCTCAAGAAGGTTGCAAATGATTACAACATTAAATTAGATTAACTATGGGAGCTAACGAAACAAGACAGCACTTGATTTCCCGAATGGAGGATATTGAGCTAATGATGATTACACAAGACGAAGAAGGCCTTAACAATTACGGTCTTTCTCTGACGTACAATCCGGACGATGATGAATGGAAATGGCAGCTTTCTTGGGGAGGCCCGGAGGAGCAGATCCTAATGCGAGGTCGAGGTAAAAACGCTCGTTTCTTTTTTGTTTTCAAAAACTGGTCTACCTACGATGAGATTGAGGTTACTTCTCCTATGGAGCAAGTAGCACTCAAGACTTTGTTTCAAGACTGGTTTAACTGTGAAGAGATGCACGATGTTTTACAGTAACAAGGAAATACTAATGCTCGATGGCGTTTACCAAGAGGTAGGCCATCTTGAGCAACTTGCAAAGGACGATGAGCAATACTATGGTTATCTTGGCAAGGCTGCGCTTTCCTCAAGCTCTATCAAGATGCTACTCCAATCTCCTAAAACCTACCACTACGTTACAACGTATGGTGGAAACAACAACTCAAAAGCTTTGTTGATAGGTAAGCTGTTTCATCTTGCGGTGCTTGAACCGCACAAGATGGACGAGGTTGTTGTTGTTGACGTTCAGTCAAGAGCGACAAAGAAGTTCAAAGAAGCAGTCGAGGCCAACCAAGGCGTGGACGTTGTAACTTCAAAGGAAGAAAAAGATGTAAGGAGGCTGCAAGATGCTATGCTGAGGAATGAGAAGGTGCTATCCTATTTGAAGGATGCAGAGTTTGAAATCCCACGTGTTGATTTGCTGGACGGTATGCCGTTCCGAGCGAAGGCTGATATACTTCAAGGCAATCATATAATTGACCTCAAGACAACCAGCGATTTAAGTGCTTTTAAGTATTCAGCTTACAAGTATGGCTATGACGTTCAAGTCTATATCTACTGCAACCTATTCGGAATACCACCGGAGAACTTCCACTTTGTCGCTATCGACAAAGGCAGTCTTGACATAGGAGTTTACCACGTTGGAGAGGAGTTCTACGAAAGTGGTATGAAGCGAACGCAAAAAGGCATAGATTTGTATCGTAAGTTCTTTCAAGAAGGAATTGACTTAGATGCCTACTATATAGAAGAAACCTTATGATACCAAAGAAGCTACACCAGGTGTTCTTTCAGCTCGGCAAACCACTTGCCGAGCTTACACTTTTTACGGAGAGCACCAAGCAGTTTCAAGCTATGCACTCGGACTGGGAATATAAGCTATGGAGAGAGGACGATTGCTTGGAGCTGATGCGTACCAAGCTGCCGCAGTACTATGAGTTCTATAAGAACCTTCGGTACGATATCCAGCGTATCGACTACATAAGATACGCTATACTTTATTGTGAGGGTGGCATCTATGTTGACCTTGACCACTTGCCGCTCAAGCCCTTTGACGATCTTTTGAGCAACAAGTTCATTATGCACAATATGAGCAACTTCAATGAGAGCAACCAAGACTTTGTTCACAATGACCTTATGGGTTCACCTAAAGGTTTTCGTTTTTGGGATATATTGCTAAGCGAGATGGTAGAAAACTACAAAGAGAAGGAAAACATAGAAGTCTATAAGACGTGGAAGGGAAGGTTTGTTTTACAGACAACCGGCCCACGGTTTGTCTCAAGAGTTTTGAAGGCTGTGTTGCCTTCCTACAAGCCTATGCGACTTTCTTGGACAAAGTGGCGAAACGACAACTGGAAGAATATATCTAAAGAAAACTATTATACTGAAAACCACGTAACTGCTGAGTGGATGAAAACCTTTTAATATGGAAAAGCAAATTGTACCTATTGAGAAAGTAAAGCTTTCTCCCTATAACCCAAGGGTTATTAAGAACAACAAGTTCACCAAACTGATGAAATCCTTAATGGAGTTCCCTCAGATGCTTGAACTGCGACCAATAGTCGTAGATGAAGATATGATTGTACTGGGTGGAAATATGAGATTAAGAGCTTGTATGGAGCTGGGGCTGAAGGAAGTTCCTATCGTTGTAGCTGAAGGCTTAAACGAGGAACAGAAGAAAGAGTTCGTGATTAAGGACAACGCAGCCTTTGGTGAGTGGGACTGGGATCTTCTTGCTAACGAGTGGCAGATACAAGACCTGAGCGACTGGGGTATTGACATACCAGCATCTTACTTTGACAGCGATGTTGAGCCTGAGTTTGATATGCAGCAGCTTGATAAGGACCTGGATATTTACATAAACAATAAGATTAAGCAGATTGTACTGTACTTTGAGAACGATCAATATAAGTATGTACTTGCAAAGCTTGAGGAGATTATGGAGGAGCGTGGTCTTGACAGCAACACTGATACTATTGTAGCGTTACTTGAAGAATATGAGCCTAAAGTATAAGCTGGTTATTCCTTCTTATAAAAGAGAGGATCAACTGAAAGATAAAACGCTCAAGGTGATTGAGCGTTACAACATTCCAGCAGAGAACGTAATCATCTTTGTAGCGAATGAGGACGAGTACGAGCGTTACTCAGCAGCTCTTGGAGATCATAAGTATAACAATATACAACTTGCTGTGCCAACCATAGGTGCAGCAAGAAACTATATCGAACAAGAATACTTTGATGAAGGAGATTACATAGTATCACTTGACGATGACCTAACCGGTATTCATAGATGGGTAGATGAGAAAACGCTGGTTGAGGTAGATGACTTTGAAAAAGAGTTAATTATAGGAGGGTATGAAGCTATGCAACGTGAGGGAAGTAAGTGCTGGGGCATCTATGCCGCAGCCAATCCTTACTTTATGTCAGATAGCCACACTACTAAATTGTGTTACATTATTGCTTCTTGCTACGGATTTATTGTAGAACACAATGACTTCCTTAAGAGAGAAACTAACCACGGAGAGGACTATGAGTATTCAATCCGTCAATACATACACAATGGCAAGGTTTTTAGGTTCAACAATTACACGGTTAAAACTAAGTACTTTGGAACCGGAGGTCTTGAGGAGTTTAGAAACAACAAGTATGTGTACGATAGCATACGCAAGATAGAGAAGATGTTCCCTGAGCATTGCAGCCTTTACTTTAGAAAGGGAGGACGTGCCGAGCTTAAAATGAAACGATGAAAGAACTGCACCTAACACGCAAAGAGATTGACGTTGCCAAGTACAAGAAGCGCACCGCACTAAGATCCGATGTAAACACATTAATCAATGAGGACGTTATAATCTATGTAGATAACGAACCAGTGATATTGTATAAGCACCTCAAGGAAGATACCTCAGGGCTTCGCTGGGCTGTTAAAAACGCCCAGTACACAACCGGGAAGCGTTCAAGGGGATTAGTATCTACAAGTGCTATATTTGGTTATAGACCAAGACTTGCTATGAGGCAGGACTATTGTTCAGCTACTACGCTGGCTTATGATCAACCAAAGCAGCACCACGTTATATCTAGCTTTGCCCAGCAGCTCGTAGGATATTACAAACAATACTTTCCCGAACGCTATGAGTTCCACACAAAGGTAGTAGAAGAAAGAGTAATGCAGGACTGGACGATTGGCGGTACTCCATTTACTTCAGGTATTGTAAACAAGAACAACCAGCTCAAGTACCACTTTGATAGTGGTAACTTCAAAGGGGTGCTGTCTAATATGGTTGTGTTCAAAAGAGACGTAGCAGGAGGCTATCTCGTAATACCTGAATTTGACCTTGCACTAGAAGTAGCAGATAACACCGTAACCATATTCAACGGACAAGATATTCTCCACGGAGTAAGCACCATAGAATACGACAACGATCACGCATATAGATATTCCGCTGTATATTACTCACTAGAACAAATGTGGAAGTGCGAACCCATCAACGATGAGATAGCAAGAATACGCAAGGTGAAAACCGAGCGTGAAAAGAAAAGGTTAGATCCAGAGCATTTAGCTACCTTGCAGAAAAGGCAACAAGAACTTCAGAATGAAGGCGTAACCGAGCTCCTAAATAACAAGAAGAAGAATGACAAAATCTGACATAAATAAAAAGGCAATGATCTCCGCATTGGAGAAGTCGCTAGGAGTTGTTACTAGCGCTTGTAAGAGCGTAGGAATATCAAGGGAAACCCATTATAAATGGTTGCGAGAGGACGAGTCCTACAACGCTGCTGTCGAGGACCTGGAGAATGTAGCCTTGGACTTTGCAGAAAGTCAGCTCCATAAGCAGATTAGCGGAGGCAATCCTACGTCCACTATCTTCTATCTAAAGACCAAGGGCAAAAGACGTGGCTATGTTGAGCGTCAAGAAATTCAACACGACGGAGGAGATGGACTCCGCATCGAGATTGTAGATGGCAACACTTCAGACTAATTGTGTATTCAAGCACCTTGAAAATAGCCAAAGCAGGATTGTAGTTCAGCAGGGCGGTACTCGTTCCGGCAAAACCTACAACATTCTTATATGGCTTATGATTTACTGCCTTCGCGAAGAAAACAAAGGTCAGGTAATCACGATCTGCCGTAAAACCTTTCCAGCAGTTAGAGCTTCTTGTATGAGGGATTTCTTTGAAATCCTCGAACGAGCAGGAAGATACAACCCAGACAATCACAACAAAAGCAGTAGCGAGTATTACTTAGGTGGGAATATGATTGAGTTTATATCCCTTGACCAGCCACAGAAGGTTCGTGGTCGTAAGCGTGATATGCTGTTTATAAACGAAGCCAACGAGCTTCACTTTGAGGATTGGCAGCAGCTCATTATGCGTACCACTGGTCGCATTATTATTGACTACAATCCTTCTGATGAATATCACTGGATATACGATAGGGTGATACCAAGAGACGATGCCGAGTTCTACAAAACTACTTACCTTGATAATCCATTCCTATCAGAAAACATTGTATCTGAGATTGAGAGGCTTAAACAAACGGACGAAAACTACTGGAACATATACGGTCTTGGAGAACGTGGTCAAAGCAAGGCTGTCATCTTCACCCACCAAGAGATAGAAAAGATACCTGAGGGTGCTTCGATTGTTGCTGCTGGTATGGACTTCGGGTTTACAAACGATCCTACTACACTTGTTGTGGCTTACCGCAAGGACATAGACTTATACTTTGAAGAGCTTGTGTATCAGACTGGATTAACAAACCGTGATATTCATACGAAGCTGCAGTCGCTTGGCCTTGACAAGCGCATTGAGATCTTCGCTGACTCAGCCGAACCTAAGTCAATTAAAGAACTCCAGCTTTTCGGCTGGAACATAAAGCCAACGGCCAAGGGTAGGGATTCGGTTATGGCTGGTATTGATATGCTGAAACGCTACCGCTTGAATGTTACCAAGCAAAGCGTTAACTTAATCAAGGAGCTGCGCAACTATAAGTTTATTGAAGATTACAACGGCAAGGTTCTGAACAAGCCAGTCGATGCATTCAACCACGCTATTGATGCAGCAAGATACGCTACATACAACAGACTAAGCAGACCTAACTACGGAAGGTACGCAGTAAGATAAAACCGTTACTTTAATATGGAAATTGAAATCATTGTTCCGGAGGGGCTACACGATATTAAGCTAGAGCAGTATCAGAAGTTCCTCGCCTTGCAGAGCGAGGACGATATGTTCTTAGCACAGAAGTGTGTTGAGATATTTTGCAACGTGCCTTTGATACTTGTCGATAGAATGCCATATAACAAGGTTAGGGAGCTTTCTAATCGTATATATTCCTATTTGCAAACCAAGCCCCAGCTCGTAATGAGAACCAAGCTTAGAAAGCGTGAGTTTGGTTTTGTACCAAACCTTGAGCAGATTAGCCTTGGAGAGTTTACGGACATAGATAGCAACATAACCGACTGGAAGAATATGCACCGGGTTATGGCTGTGCTATACCGACCAGTCGTAACCTATGCAGGAGATTACTACGATATAGAAGAATACGATGGAACTGACAAGTACGCAGACCTAATGAAACAACTGCCACTTGATGTTGCGCTGAGTGCGCTGGTTTTTTTTTATCGTTTAGGGATGGACTTGTTGGAGTGTATGACAGCTTATTTAGAGGATCCGGAGATCAGGACCTCTCTGTTGAAGGGAACTTCGGAAAAAAGTGGGGCTGGTATAGTAGCTTTTACGCACTCGCTAAGGGAGATGCAACAAAATTTGAAGGGGTTAGTAGACTCCCAATTCACACCGCTCTAACGTACTTGGAGTTCGAGAAAGAGAAGGGTGAACTAGAAAGAAAACTATTAAAGATATGAGAGGGTATTACGATTTACTTGAAAAGCTTAGGGTGTCGCTGGAAGCGAACCCAAGCATCAACACGGTTACGGAAGGAGATTTGCTTGACGTTGATTTAGCAAAGCAGACTATCTTTCCTTTGTCGCACATCATTGTGCAGAACGCTACGTTTGAAAGCACCACTATTACATTCAACCTAAACATATTGTTTATGGACCTGGTGGACTTCAACAAGGAAGATCCTAAGGCAGACGTTCCGTTCCGTGGGAACGACAACGAGCAAGACGTTCTTAATACTATGCTGGCTGCAGCGAACAAGCTATGGAGCGACCTATCAAGAGGAGACCTATACGTGGACAAGTATCAAATCTCAGGCACTCCAAGCTGTGAACCTTTTGTAGAACGGTTCGACAACCAGGTCGCTGGTTGGGATATGAGTGTAAGCATAACAATAGCCAACACTGAAATAAGCGTTTGCTAATGGCAGCCTTTGATCCAACATATCTAAAGGAAGCGTTTGAACGCTTTGGAGTTTCGGTAGTGGACAAGGCGAAGCAAAACCTAAAATCAAGCGGTAAAATCTCTACTGGAGCTCTTAGGGATAGCATTGAGTACGACTTCAAGGAAAGCAAAAGCGGAGCATCTTTTGAGTTCTCGTTTCTTATGGAGGAGTATGGGGAGTTTCAGGATAAAGGGGTTAGCGGAATTAAGAAAAAGTACAACACTCCATACAGCTATAAGAGCAAGATGCCACCTCGTGGCGTACTTGACAAATGGGTGGTTCGCAAAGGGCTAAAAGGCATTCGTGATGACAAGGGTAGGTTTATATCTCGCAAGAGCTTGGTGTACTTAATTCAAAGAAGCCTATACAACAAAGGGATAAAACCGAGTTACTTCTTTAGCAAGGCGTTCAAGCTTGAGTTTAGAAGATTACCTAGCGACATACGCAAAGCATTTATGCTGGACGTTGAAGAATTTATGAAATTTACACTAAAAAATATATTTGACTAATGCCTATCATAGCACCCTCCAAACTTATAGGCGCAAGAAGCCCTATATACATTACAGCTAACTATGCAGCTTTAGCTACGTCTATGCTTGACGTAACCCTAGAGGTTTATATATGGAATGCTGCTAGAGGCAGCAGACCATCTGCTGCAGCTTATACTTTATTCCGTGATGTCTTTGTAGGAAACGATCTATCTTCTGACATAGCACCTTTGGTAGAAGAATACATACAAAACGATTATAGCAGCACAAGTATCACTGCTGCCCAGGCATCTATTGATAAGGGTGTATGGTGGGTGCAGATAGACTACAACGTAAGCTACTACAACAAGTCTGATCCTCCAACGGTTTCTAATGATAGCGGAAGTACTGATATATTCCCAGTAAGCAACGGCTACCATACGTTTGCTGAGGGTGCTAACTTTGAGATTCCTTCTTTGTTCTTAAATCAAGTAAGCCGGTTATATGTTAAGGAAGCTGGAAACGAAACTATATCTATATGTATAGGTGAGTATGGTTCAGAAGATGTGCAAGAGATTGTATTTAGTAGTGCTGATGACGATTATACTATTGACCTAACTTCTTTCCACAATCCTGCACAGCCAGAGGGTTCTATTGTTGACTTTCCTATTGGAGCAACCAACCTTACTACCTATCTTACTGCATTAGGGTTTATAGGGACGATGCCATCGGCATTAGACACCTACACATTAGACTTGCAGGGTAGCGCAGGGTCTTTAGACTTTGTAACGATTGAGAAGGTATGTGAGCCTAAATACACAATCAATAGAATTGACTACATAAACCGTTATGGAGCTTGGGATTACCTATATTTCTTCAAGCGTAGCGATGACGATTACTCGGCTACCAAGTCCGAGTATCGCAAGTCGATAGGATCTGCCGGAAGCGGTGGATTTACATACGACGAAACGGAAGAACAATATAAAAACTTCAATAGCAACTCAAGAACCACAACTACCTTGAATAGTGGTTGGGTTGTAGAGGGCTATAAGGAAGCTTTTAAAGACCTTTTAATATCCGAGCGCATACTGCTCAACGGATTACCTATTAACGTTGTTACAAGCTCTCTAAGACTTTCGAAGTCAATCAACGAAAAGACGATAAACTACACTATCCAGGTGATTGAAGCATACGATACACGCTATGTATAAACTAGACTTGTATATTGATGGACAACAAGCCGATTTGTTTGGCGATGAGTCCGTAGAAATGATGCTCACCACTCAAAACGTGAACGATCTCGGTGCGGTTTATGGTGATTATAGCCGAAGCTTTACGCTTCCGGCTTCACCAAGAAACAATTCCATATTCAAGCATTACTACAACGTCGATATATCCGGAGGTTTTACTGCTGCACTTCGTACTGATGCCGTCATAGAGGTAAACAAGAACCTATTCAGAGAAGGATCACTTGAGCTTACAAGCGTTCAGATGCAGAAGGACGAGCCATACGCATATACGGTAAGCTTCTACACTTCGACCACTTCACTTAAAGACTTGTTCGGTGAGGATCAGCTCACCGACCTTGACCTATCAGCTCAAGACCACAGCTACAACGACACGAACATAGAAGCTGGTATAGATGGCTACGTTTCCGGAACGGACAACGCTATCATCTACCCAATGATTACTCCGGTAACTCGCTGGTTCTTTAATTCGCAAAGCGGTAACCACGATACTGGAAACATACACTACACCAACAACACTGACCACGGTGTGTACTATTACGACTTTAAACCAGCTATCAAGCTGACCAAGGTTATAGATGCTATCGAGGCTAAGTACAACATCGAGTTTCAAAGTGGTCTTTTCGACTCTATTGACTTTGGTAATTTATTTATGTGGTGCCACCGCAGGGCTGGGTATATGTTCAAAGACCAAGCAGTAGGCCCGACTTCAGAGCTTATAGAATTAATCTCTGGAGATGCTGCATTTGACTCTACGCTGCATAGATTTCCAGTAACCTCCACCTCTAATCCTGCACTAATAGCTTACAGTCCTTCTACAACTGCCTCTACCAATTATAGAGTAGATGTTTTTATTAACGATGAAAGGTTTTCCTACAAGGAACACACGGGTAGTGCAACTAATGTTTTTGTTGTCTTGCCACCTCTTTCGGTAGGTGATTATGTAGAGCTTCGTTTAGCACCAGCAGGAGACGGTGCGCCCGTTACCGTTGGTATGATTGCTAATTGGTATGCTGACACATCAGCAGTAACTTTATTAGCAGCGACAGCTATCACTCTTGCGATGACCACGGCTGGTATAGTAACCATATCAGAACAGATGCCAGAGCAGAAAATAGTTGACTTTATGGGCAGCTTAATTCGTGCCTACAATCTTGTGGTGGTTCGTTCAGCAAAAAACAAGTATAAAATTGAGCCTTTGGACGTGTGGTACTACGAAGGAGCAACACACGAGATAACCAAACACATAGACACAACTGACCTAACCATAAATAGACCAGAGCTGTACCGCAGAATATCCTTTGAGTACAACGAAACAAAAGCTATTCTAGGAGAGGAGTATAGACTACAAAACGACGTAGGCTACGGAGACTTAAAAGCAGACTTTTCGTTTGACGGTGGAGAGCTTGACGTACAAGTAGGGTTTGATAATATGCTGTTTGAACGCTTGAGCGATCAATACAGCTCCGGTGTAGGGCTAACGGACCTCAACGTGGGGCAGTCTATTACAAGAGAAGGAAAGCCCTACATAGGGCTTCCTTTTATCTTCTATGTAAACGATGTGATTACCGTTGGCTCATCTTTTCATTGGGAGTATATTGATCAGACCACTAGCACAAATGAGAAGTTTGATATGTGGCTGATAGGAAACGTAAACGCAAACGAGGCAGAATTAGTAACAAAAACACTAAACTTTGGTACAGAGGTAGACCCTTATCTGCTACAAGCATTCAGCCAAGGTCTGTACGATACGTACTGGAAAACCTACATAACAAACTTGTATAGTCAAAGCAGAAGGCTATTCCAGTACACTGCCCAGCTTCCGCTTGGCCTTATGCTAACGCTTAACAACAACGATAAGCTTACAATAAATAGTCGAAACTATATTATCAACTCCATAAAGCTTGACCTAAATACTGGAGCAGCTACCTTGGAGCTGCTTAATCATATGGGAGATGTAGATCCTGCTTTGTTCTCTGAAATTCTTACGGAGCAAGGAGAATACATTATTACGGAAGCTCTTGAGTATATAATTGAAGAATAAGACAAGTGTAAAATATGAGCTACATACGTTACTTGATTGAGATGCTCCCTTTGGTTGAACAAGACACCGATAACATTAGGATAGCAAAAGGCAAATACCAAGAACCAAAGACCTGGCACGAATACTTTAAGAAAGAATGGCGCAAAAAGAAACAGTAATAATTGACGTACAAACCAACGCTGCTGAAGCTACCGAACAAGTAGATAGCGCAGTAAAGGATTTGAAGCGTTCTGTTGATGAGACAAACACCGCCTTAGATGAAACCTCAAAGGTAGGTAAGAACTCTTTTGACAAGGTAGGTGACTCTGCAGAGGGCGCAACTAAAAACGTAGACAAAGCCAAGGGTTCGTTAGACCGTTTTAATAAATCTGGAAGGGAAACACAAGAAACCGTAGATGGAGCTACTGGTGTTCTTGACGAGTTTACTGGTGGTATGGCAAGTCGCATCAAGATGCTGGCCACAGACTTTAAAGCTTTCGGAAAGGGAGCTAAGGTTGCTTTTAAAACTTCGGTAGCCGGTGCAAGTTCACTTAAAAAAGCTATCATAGCCACCGGTATTGGTGCGCTTGTAGTTGCTGTTGGTTTGCTTGTAGCGTACTGGGATGACATTGTAGGATATATAAGTGGTGCTTCAAAAGAACAAAAAGACCTTCTAGCAGCAACAGAAAAAACTGTTGCAGCATCACAACAAGCATTAGAGAATACTGAGGCAAGTGAAAACTCTCTAAAGTTAGCTGGTAAAACTGAACGTGAGATTCGGAATCTCAAGATACAGCAGACTAACGAGCTTATTAAGCAAACAGAAATCCAACTTGCACAACAGAAGGCACTAAGAGAATCACAAATTGCTGCTGCCGAGCGCAATCAAAAGATTGCTGCTGGGCTTATTGCTTTCATAAGCCTGCCGATTACGGCAATGCTAGCGGCTATTGATTTAGCTTCAAAAGGGCTGGCAAAGCTTGGTATAATTAGCGAAAAGACAAATCTTGTAAAAGGCCTTACAAAAGGTGGAGCTAAGCTGTTGGGCTTTGATCCCGAAAAGGTAAGCAAAGAAGGAGATGAGGCGATTGCCGCAACCGAAGTTGTTCTTAGAAGGCTTAAAAACCAACGTGACGGTTACAGATTACAGAACAAAAACGAAGATGAACAAGCTGCGAAAGATGCTGCCGATGCAGCAGCTCAAGCCGCACAAGATAAGTTAGATGCAGAAGCAAAAGCTGCTGAAGAATTAGCACAGCTCAAAAAGGATATTGCAGAGGCTGAGGTTAACACCGAAGAAGAAATAAGAGCCAAGGAACTAGAAAGTGTAGCCAAGCACTATGACGATCTCATAGCTGCTGCTATTTTGAATGGCTTAGAAACCGAGGAGCTTGAAGAAACAAGGCAACAGAAACTCGCTGCAATTAAAGAAAGGCACCGCCAACAAGATGCGGCTGCTATAAAAGCAGCAGATGATGAAAAAGTTAGAATTGCTCAAGAAACTGCTGACAGAGAAGCTGCTATAAGAGATGCTGGTTACGCAATGGTACAAGATAGCTTTGCTGCACTACGAGCATTGAGTGATGCCTTTGCCGGAGAAAGTGAGGAGCAACAGCGACGTAACTTTGCAATACAAAAAGCATTGTCATCAGCACAAGTTGTAATGGGAACGATAGAGGGTGCTCAGAACGCTTTTACGACGGCACAAAAGTCTCCGCTTACCGCTGTATTCCCTGCCTATCCTTACGTCCAAGCTGGTCTTGCTACGGCCTTTGGTATAGCGCAGCTAAAGCAGATACAAAGCCAGCAATTTGAAAGCTCAACGCCACCAAGCACCACCTCCGCATCAAGCTCAGGTGCGCCAGCTAACAATATGGCACCAAGCTTTAATGTTGTTGGCTCAAGTGGTGCAAATGTTATTGCAGAAAGCCTTTCAAAAACGCCACTAAGGGCGTATGTTGTAGGAGGAGATGTAACAAGCCAACAAGAATTAGATAGAAACCGAATTAAATCAGCAACATTGTGAAAATAGTAGAGCTAATACTTGACGAGGAGCAAATGTTTAGTGGGGTACAAGCGATTTCAATCGTGGAGTACCCAGCTATCGAGTCAGACTTCGTTGCGTTAAAGAAAGAGCAAGAGGTTAGACTTGCAGAAGTAAAAGGTGAGAAGCGTGTCTTGATGGGCCCAGCTCTTATCCCTAATAAAACTATCTATCGTAGAAACGAAGAAGAAGATTACTACATATACTTCTCACGTGATACGGTTCGCAAGGCAAGTGAGCTGTTCCTATCGGAAGGTAACCAAAACAACAGTACGCTGGAGCATAGCTACGAGCTAAAAGGCCTAAGCGTTGTTGAGAGCTGGATTGTAGAAAGCGATCAAGATAAAAGCAAGGCTTACGGCTTTGACGTTCCGCTTGGAACGTGGATGGTATCTATGAAAGTCTACAACGATGACGTATGGAACGAGTTTGTAAAGGAAGGAAAGGTCAAAGGCTTTTCTATCGAGGGCTACTTTGCAGACAAGGTAAATATGGGAATGCAGCAAAAGCAAGAAGCGGAAGCTATGGAGCTTATGGAGTGGATTGTAGAGGAGCTGGAGTCGGTAGACCTTGAAAGCTATGCGGACTATGGTAGTGGCGTTAAAAACAACGCCAAGCGTGGTAGAGAGCTTAACGAAAAGAACGGAGGCAAGTGCGCTACTGCCGTTGGAAAGCAAAGGAGTGCGGACCTCGCAGCCGGACGTGGTCTTTCGGTAGATACAATTAAGCGTATGTATAGCTACCTATCAAGAGCAGAGGAGTACTACGACGAAAGCGACACTACGGCTTGTGGTACGATTAGCTTCTTGCTGTGGGGAGGTAAGGCTGGTCTTGGCTGGTCTCGCAACAAGCTCAAGGAGCTTGGCGAGATAGAAGAATAAAAATGAAACAATACATTTATATTTAGTTATTTAATTAGTTATGGAAGCAAAGAAAACAATTAGCAAGATTGCTGAACTACTCGCAGTAGAGTTAGCAAAGAAAACCAAGTCAGTCGAATTAGCGACTGCTAAACTTGAGAACGGAACAGTCCTTGAGGCTGAAACTTTCGAGCCTGGAGAAGCTGTTTTTATCGCAACAGAAGATGAAAACGTAGCGTTACCAGTTGGTGAATACGAGATGGAGGACAATAAAATCTTAGTCGTAACAGAAGAAGGTGTTATTAACGAAATCAAAGAAGTATCTGCCGAGGAAGAAGAAGCACCTGCTGAGGAGGAGAAAGAAGAAATGGCTGACGAAGAAGTAGTCGTTGAAGCTCCGGAAGAAGTTGCTCCAGAGGTGCAACAGATCGTTGAAACTGTTGTTGAAGTTCTCGCTCCAGTAATCGAAGAAGTCAAAGAGCAAGTCGAGGAGATGAAGCGCAAGATGCAGGAGTACGAGAAAAAAGACGAAGAAGAAAAAGTTGAGATGGCTAAGGCACCAGCTCGTAAGCCAATCAAGGCTAACCCGGAAGCAAAGACTGCTAAGAAGGAAGCTATAAAGTTTGGTGCGAATGGTCGCAAGTCAACGTTAGATCGTGTACTTAACAAAATCTCTAACCGATGAAAAAAGTAGAAAGTGTATGGGCTGCTTTGGCAGCCAAGAAAGAAGCACTTTCGAGCGGAAAGCTTGAGCTAAGTGCTTTGGACGATATTAAAGGCTCTCAAGATCTTCTCGAGCAAGGGGTTAGAGAAGCAGATGACATCATTAACAGAATGAATGAGGTCGGTTCTGCTTTGAATACTGCTTTAGACTTAATAGCAGAAGCGCAAAGCGATATTGAAATGCTAGGAAACGCTTTGTCTGACGACTTTAATACTGCTGAGGCGGCATTGGACGAGTTTCAAACATTAGCTAATGAGCTTGGTATAAATGCAGATGATAACGCGGATTGGAAGAATTTAGATAATTTTTTAAGAAACGACTTTTCTGATATACAGATGACTTTAGATACTTACTTTGACGATTTACAGCAAGTAAGAGGAAGTATCAATTTTAATTACTAAAACAAGAATTTAATCAAATAAAAAGATGGCTACAACTACATCAATTACTACCACTTATGCTGGTGAATTTGCAGGGAAGTATATCTCTGCTGCATTGTTGAGCGCAGATACTATCGAGGGTGGTGGTATTACCGTGAAACCAAACGTGAAGTTTAAAGAAGTAATGAAGAAACTCGCTACGGATGCAATCGTAAAAGATGCAACGTGTGATTTTACTGATACCTCTACGGTAACTTTAACTGAGCGTATTTTACAACCTGAGGAGTTCCAAGTAAACTTGGAATTATGTAAGAAAGACTTCCGTTCTGACTGGGAGGCAATTCAAATGGGTTACTCTGCTTACGATCAATTACCTCCTGCTTTTGCAGACTTTATGATTGGCCACGTTGCTGCTAAAGTTGCTGAGAAAATGGAGACAAACATCTGGGCTGGTACTAACGCTACTGCTGGTGAGTTTGATGGCTTCGAAACTTTATGGGAAGCTGATGCTGACGTAATTGACGTAACCGGTACAACGGTTACTGCTGCAAACGTTATCGACGAGCTTGGTAAAGTAGTAGATGCAATTCCTACTGAAATCTATGGAAAAGAAGATTTGTATATCTACGTTTCTTCTAACGTAGCTCGTGCTTATGTTCGTGCTTTAGGTGGATTTGGTGCTAACGGACTAGGTGCAAACGGTCTTAACAGCCAAGGTACTACTTGGTACAACGGAGGTGATTTAGCTTTCGATGGTGTTAAGATATTTGTTGCTTCAGGTCTTGCTAACAACACAATGGCTGCTGCTCAGAAGTCTAACTTGTTCTTCGGAACTGGTTTGTTGAGCGATGCTCAAGAAGTAAAGCTTCTTGATATGGGAGACTTGGACGGATCACAAAACGTTCGTGTGATTATGCGCTTTACTGCGGGTATTCAGTACGGCCTTGGTTCTGAAATTGTACTCTACAACTAAGAGTAGTTTTTAATTAGTAAAAACAAAGGGTAGGTGGGGTAATCTGCCTACCCTTTTTTAATAAAATATAATATGGCTTGTGATATAACAAAAGGACGCATTCTTCCTTGTCGTGAATCGGTTGGTGGTATCAAGGAAGTTTACTTCGTAGACTACGGAGACTTGGGTACTATCACCTTGACCGCAGACGAGGTTACGGATATGAGTGGTACGTTTAGTGCGTATCAATACAAACTAAAGGGCAACAGCTCTTTGACACAAAACGTTACTGCTTCTCGTGATAACGGAACGGTTTTCTATGAGCAAGTTCTTGAGCTTACCCTTCCTCGTTTGAGCAAGGAGGACAACAAGGAATTGAAGCTGTTGGCTTATGGTCGTCCACATATCGTGGTGGTAGACTACAACGGCAACGCTTTCTTGGTAGGCCGTGAGCACGGAGCAGACGTTACTGGAGGTACAGTAGTTTCAGGCGCAGCAATGGGCGATATGAGTGGTTACACTCTAAGCTTTACTGCTATGGAGCTACAACCAGCAAACTTTATTGATGCTCCTGCGGTAGACAATCCATTTGACGGAATGTCTTCTGCAACTGATACGATTGTTGTTGGTACAGATAGCTGGGCGTAACTTGTCTAGCGTGTTAAGTAAGGGGGAGCTTTTTGCTCCCCTTTTTTTTGCACAAAACTTTAGCAACACGTTACTTAAATATGCACATAGTAAGTACTACAAACAAGCTGATCAAATTTGTACCTCGCATTGTCGAAACCGGCACTATATCGCTTAGCGTAACCGACGAGTCTACAAATACCTCAGCAACATCAAGCGTTACCGCTTCTACAAGCGGAAACTTTGTTAGCATTACGCCAACATATACCTTCAAAGAAGGCAGATTTTACTATATTGTGATTAGTGGAACGGCAGAGCTGTATCGTGGAAAGGTGTTCTGCACCGATCAAACGGACTTTGATAAGTACACTACGAACGAAAACGTATATACTGAACACGAGAAGGCTAACGCCAACGAATACATTGTTATATGAAAATACACGCATTAAACCTAGCCAGCTATACCAAGCCAGAAGTAACGGAAGTCAAGAACCGTGACTGGATTGGCTATGGAGAGGATAATAACTACTATCAGTATTTGATAGACCGTTTCAACGGCAGCCCGACCAACAACGCTATTATAAACGCTGTTAGCGACCTTATCTATGGGAAGGGTATCGATGCTGCCGATAGCAACAAAAAGCCTGAAGAATACGCTGCTATGCGTTCCTTGGTTCACGAGGACTGCTTGAGAAAAGTAACAAGCGATCTCAAGCTAATGGGTCAGGCAGCTTTTCAGGTAATCTATTCAAAGGGTGGTGGTGATGTAGCTCAGGTTGAGCATATGCCTATTCAGACACTTCGTGCTGAAAAGTGCAACGAAGAAGGTGATATTGAGGCCTACTACTACTGCGCTGACTGGGAAAAGCTTGGGCCTAACGAAGAGCCTGAACGCTACGCAGCGTTCGGCACCAGCAACGAGTCAATAGAAATTTTAGTTATCAGACCATATCGTGCAGGATATTACTACTACTCACCGGTAGACTACCAGGGTGGTATTCCTTATGCGGAGCTAGAAGAAGAAGTGGCTAACTACCACATCAACAATATCAAAAACGGTCTTGCACCGTCAATGATGATTAACTTTAATAACGGAGTTCCGGACGAGGAAGAACGTATGCAGATTGAGCATAAGATTCGTGAGAAGTTTAGCGGCAGCTCAAACGCTGGTAACTTTATTCTTGCTTTCAACGAGAGCAAGGAGTTAGCTGCAACGATTGATGCTGTGCCTCTATCAGATGCACCAGCACAATACGAGTTCTTATCGTCAGAAGCAATGCAGAAGCTTATGGTGGCTCACCGGGTTACCTCGCCTATGTTGCTGGGTATCAAGGATAACAGTGGACTAGGAAACAATGCTGAGGAGATTGAAACCGCAACTTTATTGTTTGATAATACAGTAATTCGTCCGTTCCAAAACTTGGTTATTAAGGCTCTTGATGATATTCTTGCAGTCAACGGCATCAGCCTTGACCTATACTTCAAAACGCTACAACCGCTTGAGTTTGTGGATCGTACAGCAGCCGTTACCAAGGAAGAAACTGAAAAGCAAACTGGTGAAAAGCTATCCGCACAAGACTGCGGATGCAAAAAAACAGAACTAGCAAGTAAGCAAATTGACGGCAGAGCAGCATTCGATACAAAAGAAGAAGCTGAAATAGCTGCAAAGGAGATGGGCTGTGAGGGCTATCATACTCACGACCTTGACGGTGAAACCTGGTATATGCCGTGCGAATCACACGAACTAAAAGATGCTGACGACCCTTGCTGGGACGGCTATGAGATGGTAGGCTTTAAGATGAAGGACGGTAAGAAAGTACCTAATTGCGTACCCTTATCCGATTTATCGTCCGTTGCGGACGAGCTAATCGAGATGGGTGAGGAAGAAGATCTTGACAACTGGGTCTTGGTTGACGAACGTGCTGTGGACTACGATCAAGAGGAGGTCTTAGACAAGTTTGTAAACCTTGCAAGTACCGGAACGGCAAGACCTAACGCCAACAGCACTCAAGACGGTATGAACAGCCAAGGAGAGTTCTTCCGAGTGCGCTATCAGTATTCTCCATTAAAAGCTGGAGCAAACAGCCGTGACTTCTGTCAAAAAATGGTATCTGCTGGAAAGCTATATCGTAAGGAAGATATTTTAATGATGGAGGATAAAGCTGTAAACGCTGGATTCGGCCCAGGTGGTTCAAGTACATACTCAATATGGCTATATAAAGGTGGCGCAAGATGCAACCACAAATGGTTCCGCAAAACCTATATGTGGAAGGACCTTGAGGACGTAAAGAAAACCGATAACGGAACACAAATAAGCACCACCAAGGCAAGATCAAAAGGTTATCGTGCACCAGCAAACGCTAACAAGGTGAGCGTTGCACCAAACAAAATGAAGAACAAGGGCTTTATCAATCCACCGAGCGATAAAGACAAACAAGGAGGAATATAATGGCTACTGCACTATTTATCACAAGAAGCGATCTTGTCCGCAATACGTTCCTTTCAGGGAACGTAGATACTGATAAGTTCCTTCAGTTTATTAAGATAGCTCAAGAGGTACACGTTCAACAGTATCTTGGTACGAAGCTATACGAGAAAATTGGAAGCGACATAATAGCGGACACATTGACCGGCAACTATGAAACGCTGGTAAACGATTACGTACAGCCTATGCTTGTTCATTGGGCTATGACGGAGTATCTTCCGTTTGCTGCTTTTACAGCTTCCAACGGAGGTGTCTATAAGCGAACCGTTGAAAATGGTGAGACAGCTTCTAGGGAGGACTTGTCGTTCCTTATTGAAAAGGAACGCAACCTTGCCGAGTACTATACTCGCAGATTGATAGATTACCTTGCTTTTCGCAACAATCTATTTCCTGAGTATAACCAAAATACCAATGACGATATTTATCCACTAAGAGATAGCACATTTAACGGATGGGTTCTATAACTACTTATAAACCAAAGGCCAACAACCTAAAAAAGCTAAAGGTTTACTTATCAAAAAAGAAAAATGGCAAATAACATTAACTGGGGAAAGATCTACGAAACCACCTGGTGGGGAGACACGGACAACAACATAGGTTGGGGTAACGTCTATGAAGGTCAAGGTGATACTCAAGCGTTCCAAGCCAGAGTGTTAGCTGATGGAGGTACTTTTGAAGCGGAGCTTTGTTTAATTAACGCAATAAACGATATACCATAATGGGATTATATGACGATGCCAGCCTAGTTATGATACCTTCGGGAGTGAAGGAAAGTAAGCTATACTCTATAAAACCAACGGACGGAACGGGAGACTTTGACTTTACTAGAGGGACGGACACCGCAACTCGTGTAAATAGTGCTGGTCTTATTGAGAAGGTTAGAGAGAATTTAAACATTTATTCAGACCCATTAGATGCGCAGAAAGGCAGTACAAGTTATGCAGCGGTAACCTACGAAGACAATTATAATTGGAATTTGGGAAGTCTTTTGAATAACGCAATAGTTTTTGTAGATAATTCAACTACAAGATATGCTTATTATAATAATGCAGTTGTAAGCGGTACACTATATACTTTATCTGTTTTTATGATAATGGATGACAATAGTGTTCCAGTACCCGCAACTGATTTTTTGATAGTTTTAGGTGGTGTATCTATTGCATCTGGTTATAGTGTAGAAGATTACGGAAATAATGTATATAGGGTTTCTGTATATGGTATTTCTGGAGCAAGTAATACAGCTAACGGAATCTTAAAGGTTGCATCAAATTCAGCAAAGGGTTTTAGAATAAGTGGTTTTCAAGTAGAACAAGGCTTGGTAGCAACTGACTACATTGAAACAACAGGAACTACTGCACAAGCAGGTATCTTGGAGGATATGCCTCGCCTTGACTATTCGGGTGGTGCTTCGTGTCCTTCTCTTTTACTTGAGCCTCAACGGAGTAATTTATATACATATAGCGAGTATTACGATACTTATACTAAATCAAGTTGTACAATAACAAGTAACGCTACAACAAGTCCAGAAGGTTCACAAAACGCATCAAAAATAGTTAGTGCAAGTGGAGGGCCAAACATTAAAAGAATACAACCCTCAATAACTACAACGGGTGCAAATGAATACATTATCAGCGCATTTGCAAAAAAAGCCGAGTGGGATTATTTGTTTATATATGGTGCTGGTACATTGGTTAATGGCTCACTTACGATATTTAATTTAGATAATGGTACTATTGAACAAGGAAGCGCCCACGCATCCATTGAAGCGTTTGGCGATGATGGGTGGTATAAAGTAACTTGGAAAGCGACATCTGCGGGCACGGGAACTGCCGACCCTCGTATTGGTATTACTGACAATTCAAGCAGTTCTAATTCTACTGGCGATGGTGTTTCGGGAGTGTATTTATATGGACTTCAAATAGAACAAGGCTCTTACCCTACCTCATATATACCAACAATGGGGGTCAGTGCTACGAGGTCTGCGGATGATATGACTACAACCTTTAGTTCGGCTATTGCTACTAACGGAAGTGCTACAATTTTCTACCACGAGTTAGGTGTTGCTGATAGTGATGATATTTTGTCAACAGCGGGAAATTATAGATATCAAAATGATTCAAGTAACTATGTGTCTTTAACCACAAATGCTACGGCTTGGCGAGTGCGTGTTCAAAGTGGAGGTGTTTCTAATTTTAGAGGATTAAATGAAATTCTAAAAACAGAACCCATCAAAGTGGCGATAGTAGTTTCTTCTACACATTTTTCAATTTTTGCAAATGGCGTGAAAGAGATAGATAATGAAGCACTTGCTGCAACATCTGATTTTTCTGAAATAACAAAATTTCAGACAAATATAGCAGATAATTTAGGTGCAAGAAAAACATTGCAACATTTAGTATTCCCAACGGCATTAACTGATAGCGAATGTATCGCCTTAACAACTTTATAAGATGGAAACATTTAGAAAATACGGGTTTACAATCCCAGCCTTATGGGAGTCGGCAAAAGCTGAAATAAGCATAACCGATGAAGAAGGAAACCAGCAGTACAACGATAGTGTTACTGCCGTTGTAGAACTTGGCAACCTTTGCGAAACTTGGGGAACTGACGAAGAAGGTAACCCAATATGCGAGGTCGTGAGTTCAATATATAGTGTAGATGTATTATGGAAGGATCAGCCTAATTCTTCAGAGGTTTGGTCTAATGCTTTGTTGTGGATAGTGCCAATAGGTGTTCACACCTTTGGCCCAAAACACGCGGCAGAGTACGCTAAAGCGTATTGTGAGGCGAACCCAGAAGCGGAGTATTGTAATCCAGTAATTAACGAAGGAGAATAATGGCAAATAAGAAATTTAGCGAGTTTACAACAAAAACTGACGATGCTAACGTAGACTTCCTTGTGGGCTATCAAGGCACTACCAACGTAAAGATTGCACCAAGTAATGTTGGTGGTGGCGGTGGTGGTACAACATATACAGCCGGATCGGATTACGGGCTTGAATTGTCCGGTACGGAGTTCCGTATGAAAGATGACCGCAGAAGAAACAGCACGTCAACTGATATTTATGACGGAAATACCCACGACTATACTTTTTACGATGCCTCGATAGGCATTCGCTTTTATACTGCTGGAGCAGAGGAGATGAGATTAGAGGACGATGGAGACTTACACGTTGACGGTGATGTTGTTGGGTACTCTACAACGGTTTCTGATGAGCGACTAAAAGACGATGTAGAAACTATCGAAAACGCTTGTGAGAAAGTATGCTCACTACGGGGAGTAGAATACACGTGGAACGCTGGTAGCCGTAAAGGTCAGCGTGAGATTGGCGTTATCGCACAAGAAGTTGAAAAGGTTGTTCCTCAAATTGTACACGAAAAGGAGATGCCTTTGGTTGACGGTGGAACATACAAAACGGTTGACTATGAGAAGATCGTTGCGCTTCTTATTGAAGCGAATAAGGAGTTATGCGACAGAGTACAAACACTTGAAGCAAATATAAATGGCGTTACCAAATAGTGGACAATTATCACTTGACGATATTGCTTCTGAATTGACAGTGAGCCTTTCAGACGTGTCATTGCGATCAATGAGTTCAACCGCTGGGTTCAGTGTACCGGACTCAATAGCTGAATTTTATGGGTACGACGCTTCTAGTGGGTATGTAAATACAAGATATTATCAAAACGATGGCACTGGTGATTATATCGATTGTACTACAAGTACATCGCCATTCAGTATAAACTCAACTCAAGATTTGAGTTTCAGTGTTTGGGTGCGAAATACTGGAAATAAACAAAATCAACTGCTTTGGAACTTTGGCAATACAAATGCAAATGGGAACAATAGATTTATGTTCACATATAGCGCAAGTCTTGATAGACTTATTGCGAGAGTCAGAACCAACAGCACAAACTTTGATAGACAATGGAACTTGACTAATAATAGCAGTGCAACTGGTATTACTAATTCAACAAATGGTTGGTCAAGTTCCCAGCGTGGGAATGTCAACGCGATTGGATTTTGTCTGTTGACCGTAACCTACGATGCCTCACAAACGAACTCAACAAATGCTTTGAAGCTTTATTGGAACGCAACTGAATGTACCACTGAAGCGGTTGCAAACAGTGGAACGAGAACTTCAATCGATGCTACAAAAGGGCGTATAGGCGAAAACTTACACTTAACTGATAGTGCAGGTAACGCCAACTTAGACTACGATGAACTTAAAATATATAACAAGGTCTTATCCTCCAGCGAGGTAACAACCTTATATAAAGGTGGTGTTATAGCAGATAGCAGTCAAACCGTTTCAAGCGGCCTTATAACCGAATGGACGTTTGACAACAATAATGCTAACGATAGCAATAGCAAATACACAAATTCAATTATTAACGGAGTAATAACAGCTTATTGATGTCTTACGAAGTTTTACCATACGATGAAGCAGCGACTGTTTTTGAAGTATTAAACGATGGCACACCAGAGTTTTACGGAACAGAAGAAGAATGTGATGCTTTTATAGCTAGTAAGGAATGAAGTTAATTTTTGCACTTTTCTTTCCTTTAATGTTGAGCTCACAAATATACTGCTCACCATATCACAAGATTAACCGATACGATGTAAACCAAGACGTTATCTTTGGTATTGGTTATGTTTCTTGTCTACACGCTGGAGCGTTGGTATTAGAGGCTGGTACAGAAATAGTGCAAGTTGGTACTGTTATAATGGGAAAAGGACACCACAACACTGCCTACGGCTTTATAGCCGTCGCAGGAAGCTATAAAAAAATAAGAGGGTATGCTGGGCCACTATATAGAATAAACAACGATCCTGCGTTACTTATAGGTAGATGCGGAATTGACATTCAAGTGTACGAAAAGCTATACGGCTCGATAAGCATTAACCAAGTCAACCTAAATCTCAATTATTTACTGGTTGGGCTAAAGCTAATAATGTGATGAACGAAGAAGATAAAAACTTTATACCGTCAAGGACTTCCCCACGAGGAGGACGTAGAGCTTGTTACTGCAAACATCGTAATACTTACAGCCGTGAGTGCTGTGATGGTAGTATATGGGCTCAAGGCTTAGGAACAATTTATTTAACACCGGAAGAATGAGAGATATTACTAAAATTATCATTCATTGTGCTGCCACTCGTGAGGGGCAGAATGTAAAGACAAGCACAATTCGTAAATGGCACGTAGAGGGCCGAGGCTGGTCAGATATAGGTTATCACTATGTAATAGAGCTGGACGGTAAGGTTGTAGAAGGTCGACCTTTAGAACGTCGTGGAGCTCACACAAGAAAGATGAATACGTGTAGCGTAGGCATCTGCTATATTGGTGGAGTTGACGAGGACTTAAAACCAAAGGACACGCGCACACCGGAGCAGCGTGAAGCTATGCTGGAGCTTATTGCTGGGCTGCAAGAGAAGTTTCCCAAGGCAAAGCTACACGGACACAATGAGTTTGCAAATAAGGCTTGTCCA